GCTTGCTCAACTTCATTTTTTAGACCAATTGCGCGAACCAAACCAAAAGCCAATGATACCGCCCAGCATTGCCATTTCGTCCGTTGAAAAAATCAAATCCGAATATTTAACAATGTCGTCAATGCTTTTAATCATCTCGGGATGCTTCCAAAGATAAAACGCCAGAAACCCGTTGATAAGAATCAACTCAATGACAAACAGATATGTCACTGTCGGGCGAACCGTGCCGATGTAATTTGCCACCCAGGTGCTGGCCTTGTCCAAAATCTTTTCGTCGTGCTTTAGCGCCGCTTCCGTCATCTGCGCTTCAGTCTGCATCATCACCTGATCGGTGCGGATTTCCTCGATGCGCTGCTGGGCCGCATACCCTTGCGCTGCCATCGCCAATTCACGCTCGTTTTGCAATCGAGCCAAAGCCAGCTCGTGTTTTTGGTCGCTTTTGTTTTGAAAGAATTCAAGCAGCTTTGGCAGGCCACTGATGAGCAAGCCCCCAAGGGTCGAGATTAAAGACAACATTATCTTATTCCTTGTGCAGTTGCTTCCATGATAAACCAGATCGTTGCGCCGACAGTAACGAACACCACAACAATGCCAATCACTATGACGAACAATTCTTCCATTTCTTGTTCGTGTTTCTTTTGGGCTTCTTTTTTACGCCGTGCCGCGTGTGCCGCATCAGCTTCCATCCTTTGTGCCCGAGCCGCAATCCGAACCCAAACATCCATTTTGTTGGATTGGAAAAACAGCATCTTTATCTGATCTTCAAATTCTTTGGCCTGCTCAATAGCCATTTCCAGTTCAAGCGCCTTGCCTAGCGCCGAACCTTTAAACCCGCCCTCTTGTGATTTTTGGACAACTTCAATCGCATCGGCTTTGGCATCAAAATATTTGCCAAGCACAGGCCCAAGCGATGTAACGTCATCAACCGTCGCAGCCACCTTTTTGACCAGTTCAACCGCCGACGATATGGCGGCAAGGGCTGTGATCGGGTCGATCATGATTACACTTTAGCAAACGATGCCCAAATAACGCCAGCCATAGACACGATCAACACCGCGCCGGTTTTTATGATGATGCCTTCAAGGCGTTTTAGCCTTGCGTTGATCGTTTCATAACGCAACGCACAAACAGCCTCATGCGAATTCAGCCTCGCTTCCGTTTCGTTCATTTTCCGCACCCATAAATTTTAGATTTGCCAACAAGCGAGAATTGACCGGGGAAAATTTTAACGCCTCCAAACAATGTGCGCGAGCCTTTTCATGCAGCCCAAGATGCCATGCCGCTATAGACGCTAAATCGTGAGGCTTTTCCGTCCATACAGACGGGTCCATCGTGTACACCAACGTTTTGTCTTTGATTTGCAGTGCTGATTCTGCCGCTGCCAAGCATTCGTTCCACATGCCCAACTGATACGTTTGCATTGCCAAATCGACCCACGGCTCCCGCGTGTTTGGCGCTTCGGCTACTGCCCGCCGATACCACTTTAACGCCTCATGCGTTTGGCCTAATTCTGCATGGCTTTTGCCAAGCAATCGCATCGCATAGCATCGTTCGTTTTCCCACGTTGCCTGTGGCATTGCTAGATATTTGTGCAGCGCAGCAATAGCCTCATCCCATCGAGCGTAAAAGGTCAACTCTCGCGCATGGTAAAACGCATTTCTTGGGCAAAACGAATCTTCTTTGACCGCCAGTTCAAGCAGCGCCATATATTGACCACGCGATTTTGTCGGGTCAGGGTGATGGCTTACCAGTAGCTTGTCTGTGCTTGCGTATATTTCATTTATACGGCCATCTGGTCTTGGGTATTCATGTACTGGGTGATGCCAGTGATACCCATGCCGGTGATGGATTTTTTCGTAATAAAAGCAGATGCCTTGACCCCAATCAAATTTATATTTCAATCTGGTTGTTTCGGCGGTCCATACACGTTCAATTTCTTTGCGCCACCCAGGCTCTAATATTTCGTCCAAATCCAACGATATACAAACATCAATGTCGCCCGGAATCAACGCTAATGCCGCATCCCGCGCTTTGTCAAATCGCCAAGGCTTAATGCAAATGTCAATTACCTTTGCGCCGCATTCCAATGCTTTTTCAACTGTTTTATCGGTCGATCCTGTGTCTGCAATTAAAATCAAATCAGCGTCTTTTGCTGAATCACAAAATCGCTGCACAAACTGTTCTTCGTTTTTGCTGATTGCGTAGACAGCTATCTTTAAATGTCTTGTCATTTTGTGTTTTATTCGGGTTTTTCAGGCCAAATAATTTCCAGTGGGAAACCGTCTTGCAAAGAAATGTCCCGCAACGCTTGTCGATAGTTGCTCCAAGTAGCCTGTTGTTCTGCTGTCATTTTCGCCCATCTGTCAGGATGAACAGCAATATCTGCCTGTTTTAGCAACTCATTTCGCTTGTCCCGAATATGCCCCGCACATGTTGCGATTGGGTCGTCGTTGGGCGTAAAATTTTCTCCATCATACGCCCACCCTGGGCCAGCAAATTCGTTTGGAATCCACCCGTTTGCGCGGCCCGTCACTTCATCAGCCATTACGACATTGATTACAACCCCGCCCACAACAATTGCATGACGCATAATTACCTCACCAAGACGTTATACGGGCAAAACCAGCACCGCCAGCACCGCCCGCACCGGCAGTAGTGCCCCCTTTACCACCACCGCCGCCGCCACCAGACGGGAACCCACCAACGCCACCAGCGCCAGCAGCGGAGTTACCGGGAGCGTGCGTTCGAACTGTCCAAGCTACACCATCTGGGGACGTCAAAATTATGTTGGAATTTGCTGTGTAGTCAGTCACTACCCAACTATCGACACCCCCAACGGAAGCACCCCACGCAATTGCCCCATAACTGTCCGTTGTTCCATCTGTTTGCAAAACCCAATTTAAACCAGCATTTATGCTAGTGTATATATTAGACCCAGATGTAAGCGCCCACATGTTAAGTGTAGGAGAAAAGGCAATCGTATTTTTGAAGTTTGTTGAACCCGCAGCAGCAGCGCCAGTTCCGGTGGTTGAAAATGATACTCCGTTATTTGTTGATTTATATACTGTAGATGAGTTTGTTTGAATGATAAACGTTGTATTGCTTGCATCGTATGCGATAGCGAAAAAATTACCACTGAACGTACCAGTTGGCGCAGTCCAAGTTATTCCGTCTGTTGACCTAAAAACACTAGCAAAACCCAATACCCAAAATTGCCCATTTAAAAAATCAACGGAATACGAGCCAGAGCTAAATTGTGTAACAGTCCAATTTACAAGATCGGTAGACGTTATAACCGCAAAAGACTCTGATATCGCAACGTATATACCATTACCGAATGCAATATCTATAATTCGACCAACCGAAATTGTTAGCTGATTTATATATGCTGCTTTTATTTTTGAAGTAAACAAGGACCACGCAATACCGTCTGATGATGTGTAAATTGCGGTGTTAGGATTGTGCCCTAAGTAGCCCGTCGCAATTCCGACATAATCTGTCCCGTTGTAAATAATTTTAACAATTCCAGCGTGATTTGTACCAGAAGAATATACCCCAGTTGAAATTGCCGAGCTTTGATATGTTTGAAAATCTTCGCGGGACGACATATAAATTGCGCCAGCGTTAACCAACACATGCGTTGGGGCTACGGCTGTGGCGTTTCTACCGGCAGCGCCGCCACCGCCACCTTGTCGCGGCCCACCCGCCATACCAGCGGAACCCGGAGATGCCATTCCTAGACCGCCATACCCTCCAAACCCCATAGTTCCACCACCGTCAGTAGCGCGGCTGATTAAGGTAGTAGTCTGAAAACCACCAGTTCCGCCACCGCCCCCGCCTAGTTGAGAAGACCCACCTCCTGTGCTACTGCCAGTATTGCCAGCGTAGTCCCCAGTACCGCCGCCCCAAATAGACGTGCGAGTTGTGCTGGCATTTGATGAGTTAGCAGAACCAAAAGAGCCACCATTACTAGATGATCCCGGAATAGCAGCAGCGCCACTACCGGCTCCCGTAGGAGCGCCAGATGTGGGGTTCATTGGCCCCCCGCCGTTCCCACCTCCACCTTGGCCTGCACCAGTACCGCCCCCAGCGCCGCCATATGCGGCAAGGTAAACGTCCAACGCAGAAGTTATTAAAAACCCGGACTGGTTTGTATAAGTGTAAGTCGGATTACCAAATAATGTGAACCCTCCGTTACTTCCCTGATTGCCCAAAGGACTGCCACCAGCGCCACCAGCGCCGACAAATACTGGAACTCGATTTGGCAATTCAGTAGCCCGCATCATACGCATAGCATATACGCCACCGCCACCGCCGCCGCCAGCACCCGTTCCTAGATTCCCGCCGCCACCGCCACCGCCGCCGCCCCACAATTCAATCATTACCATGTTTGCGCCCGCTGGGCGCGTCCATGTACTGGACAAAGTAAATTCTTGAACGTCAGCAGTTGCTGGCGACGGTGATTGATAATCAAATGCTGAAATGATTGCTGGAATAGGCATTAGTAATCCCCACCAATTGCGCTAAGTTGAATTGATATGTTTGTACCACCCACAGCAACAGTAAGCCCGCCATAAATTCGATAGCCCGATGGCAAATTCAAACCACCAAGGGGAAGGGCGGCAAAGTAAACAGTTAATGCAGTCGTGCTTAAAGAAGTCACAGTAGTTGCTGGCATTGCAACTTCACCAAGAAGTATATTATTTGCCGCAGTCGTATTGGCGCTGCCGTTGTTCATCCAAAATCGGACAACAGTTGCCGCACTTGTACCTGATGCTGTACTTCCGTTTGTAGATGTAAACCGGCAGGATAATTGATCTACCCGCGAACCATTAACCCCCGCAGTATAGGCAAGAGCCATTGCAGTTCCGACTGCCGATGTTCCGTCAAAAGCGGTCGTGTTTGTCATTGCTGTGCGAACCAGCGCGTTAAGCGCCCCGACATTGGGGGTTTGTGCAAATATAGGGGTTGCGGTTACGGGCATGATTAAAAACCTCCAAGATTATTTGCTAAATAAATGTTTGAACCAGCACCATCGCCGCCACCGCCACCGCCACCAGTCGGACCTGTCGGGCCGATAGCGCCATTTGCGCCAGTTGGCCCTGTTGGGCCAATTACGCTTGCTCCTGTTGGACCTGTTGGGCCTAAATCGCCGGGGACTCCTTGAATTCCCTGTATGCCTTGTGGCCCAGTTGGGCCAATATCACCTTGCGGTCCTGTTGGGCCATTAGGTCCAGTTGCCCCAATGTTTCCTTGCGGTCCTGTCGGTCCAGTCGGCCCAAGATCGCCTTGCGGTCCCGTTGGTCCGTTTGGCCCAGTCGGGCCTACATCGCCAGGAACACCCTGAATCCCTTGGATGCCTTGCGGTCCAGTGGGGCCGACAAATCCTTGTGGGCCAGTAGGACCAGCAGCCCCTGTCGGTCCGTTTTGCGTGTAGGTGACTTGTGTGGCTGTGAAAATAACGCCAGGAAT